CGCTCATTGACGAGCATAATGACCCAGTGGTACTCTGATGTGCCGTAAATTTTCTCAGCAATAATCTCTGGCGTCTCACCGTCTTTGATGTCGTACTCGTCGTACAACTCAATGTTACCAAGGATCTCTTTACGGAATCGGACATTTCGTGTAATGTCCGTAATGATCATCGCTTTTGTCTTGCCAGCGATGTTGAACTCATAAACAAACTGCGGGAACTTTTCGAAGTACATTACATGCCTCTCTGAATCATAGGTTTATCCAGCTGAGCAAGTTCACGGAATGTCAGTTGAAGGTTAATCTGAGTAGGTGTACCGTCAGGGAACGATGTGAATTGACCGTTCGGTGTATAGTTCACAGACATTTCTGTAAGAACGCAACTTGTATGCTTATGAAGCGAAGTATTCTCAACACCGTTAGTGAAATAAGAGATGTCAAACTCAGAAGGATAGATGTAAAGGAACTTGTTAGTATCTTTGAACTCTGGGTGCATGTGCAACTTGAACATACGGATAATGTCAAGTACGTTCTTAGCTTCTCCTGGACTTCTTGGGAAGAACTGATAGTCAAACTGGAATGTACGGAAGTCAACACCCTTGAACACTTGTTCTTTGCGAGGGTTGAATGCTAGACCAGTGGCAGCTGATACCACGCCAGTGTTTGTTCCTGGGACGCCACCAGCAAGACCAAATGCAGCCGCACCTTGACCGATAGATCGAGCATTAGGGCTATCACCACCCCAGTTACCAGTAGCTGCGTTTCCTAATGCCTTTAGTGCAGCTTCGCCCAGCAAAGGAAGCATCAAAGCAGTTGAAGTATCTTCTTCAGACCACTGAGTACCGTAACGAATTTGTAGTTGGTTGGGAATATGTAAGGCGATGGAAGTTTCAAGACGTTTCTGAGAGCGATTAGTAGAACCAGCAATAGCAGCCGCAGCGCCGAGACCAATAGCACCTGGAGCGCCAGCTACCGCAGTACCCTTAATTGCGCCAGACAAGAAACTTTTACCACTAGCTTTGTTTGCCAGAGCGCCAGCAACTGCACCACGAGCCACGTTCTCGCCAACACCAGCTGCCACAACGCCAGCTTTACCTAGATCTTGCGCCACTAGAGGTCCACGCTCTCTAGTGTAGCTTTTATCATCAGTAATCTCCGCAGTACCACCATTCTCCTTTAGGAGTTTGGAGTCTACGTTTACGTTGATGTAAAAGATAGCGTAGTTGCCACCATAAGTCTCGCTCATAAGATCTTCAGGATACGTATACCCTTGGATCTTGTACTTGTCTTGTTGGTAGCGTGTAGGATTGATTGCTTCAGTCGCCATGAGTGCCTTAACCTAAATAAATTGTGGTTATTTATACTCTACTATTTATTCGATGTTCCATAAGAGGCTTTACAAACCGTTATTTCCTGAGAAATATGCTGGCGATCCTACAAACATCGTCATGCGTAGCTCATGGGAAACCAGATTCGCTTCATGGTGCGATAAGAATCCTGCAGTCGTGAAGTGGAGTTCGGAAGAGACGATTATCCCGTATCGCTGTCCGACTGATGACAAAATACACCGTTATTTCGTAGACTTCAAGATCCAGATCCGTAACAAAGACGGGCTACTGAAAACCTATCTGATTGAAGTGAAACCAGCTAAACAGACGCAACCACCCGTATATCCTGGACGAAATACTCAGCGATATATCACAGAGTCGATGACATTCATTAAGAATCAGGCTAAGTGGAAGGCTGCAGTCGAATATGCTAAAGATCGAGGCTACGAGTTCAAAATTATCACTGAACACGAACTTGGGCTAACAGCCTAAATAATTGTATGGCTACTAAACCCCCTAATTTACTCGACGTGTTCGAAAAGAACAAATACAACTTGGACGATGTTTCCAAGAAGAGTCGTGCATGGTTTAATCAGCAAGTTCTCCTGATGCGTGGTCAGCGTATCACTCCCCAGAAGGTTCTGAACAGCGATGTGAAACAACTTCGCCAGCAGATCACTCCTGGATTCATGTATATGTTTGCGTATGACCCGAAGTATAAAGAAGAACTACCGTATTATGACCGTTTCCCGTTAGTTCTTCCATGGGACAGAGTTCCTGGAGGTTTCATCGGGTTAAACCTACACTATCTACCATACCACATGCGTGCAGTACTGCTGGATCGTCTAATGACCTTCGCATCTAACGACCGCATGGACGAAACAACAAGAATCAAATACTCTTGGCAGCTTATCGGTGGAGCCTCTCGTTACGCACTAGCTAAACCTTGCGTTAAGCAGTACCTGATGGAACATGTCCGTTCTCCGTTAAGAAAAGTGGACTCTGACGACTGGGCAACTGCCATGATGCTTCCAGTTGAGCAGTTCACTAAGGCAACTAGAGAGCAAGTTTGGTCACACTCTATGAGACAGGCAAGATGAGCACAAAGCTAAACGAATTCATCGCACAGGTTAAGAACTATGGTATGGCTAGAAACAACCGTTTCAGCGTTATCATGAACCCACCTGCGACCATTACACGCTTCAATGGGTTACGCCAGATTCTATTGTACTGCGATCAGATTCAGCTTCCAGGGTTAAACCTAGCAACTACTCAGAACCGAACATACGGCGAATTCCGTGAAGTTCCATATGAGAAGTTGTACGGAGACATTCAAATGTCGTTCTATGTTGACACTAACCTATACGTGAAGACTTTCTTCGATGAGTGGATGGCTTCTATTCAAAACCCAACCACTCGCACGTTCCAGTATTACAACAGCTACATCACCGACATGGAAATTCGTGTCGAGGATCTACAGAACAGTTCAGTTTACATTGTAACTGCTTATGAGTGCTATCCAAAAACTGTTAGCCCAATTCAAATGGACTATGCTAACAAGGATGTCATGAAGCTGCAAGTTACTATGCAGTATAAGTACTGGAGATCTGAGTCCAATAACGTGGAACTAACTGACCAGAGCGTTGAGCGTAACGAACTGGTGCCAGAATCTTACTATAACAACTTCAACCAATTCCAACGTGACTGGGATAATGCTCAACAGGCAATCCGCACTGCTGGTCTTGAAGAATTCGATTTTGACTCACCAGACGGTGAGATGATTTGACAACTTGGTGACTAATACATGAAAATTGATGATAGATTATCAGATATCTTTGACGTGCCTAAAATGCCTGAGCCAACTACAGGTGAAGTGATTGACGCATCAACTGGCGAGATCGTAGTCTCTAGCGACGAAAAGATCGAGTCTGATTATGAACAATCCCGTAAAAATTTACATGACCTTCTAATGAAAGGACATGAAGCACTCAGCCATGCGCTTGAGGTAGCTAAACAATCTGAACACCCACGTGCTTTTGAAGTAGTGGGGAACCTTATGAAGCAACTTGCTGATGTGAACCAACAGCTAATGGACGTCCACCAGCAGAAACAAAAACTTGATGCACCGAAGGCAGCTGAAAAGGCTAACAAGGTGACGAATAATAATGCAATCTTTGTGGGTAGCACAGCTGAATTGACAAAGATGATTAAGAATATGAACCGAGGAGAATAATAGTATGGCTTTACCAGTACAGAACACCCCAACCTATACGCTTGAGATTCCATCAAGCAAAGAGAAGCTGAAGTTCAGACCATTCTTGGTTAAAGAACAGAAGGCTCTTTTACTGGCGCAACAGAGTGAAGATCTTCATGTGATGGTTGATACGCTGAAGAGCGTAATCAAATCCTGCGCTCAGTCCAAACTTGACATTGACAAACTAGCCGTATTTGATCTTGAGTATATCTTCAGTCAAATCCGTGCCAAATCTGTCGGTGAGAACGTCGAACTTTTCTTCTATTGCGATACGTGCGATGACGAAAAGGCGAAAGTCAAGATCAATATCGACATCACCAAATTAAAAGTAGAACACTTTGAGGGGCATACAGATAAGATCCCTCTGTTTGACGATGTTGGTATCGTTATGAAGTATCCGAACATCAACGTGATTAATAATATAGAGAAACTGGGCAATCTAGATTCTGAGATTGACCTTGTTTTCGATATCATCACCGAGTGTATTGACTACATCTACGACACCAATGAAGTTTATCATGCTTCTGAGCAATCGAAGCAAGAGTTAGCTGACTTTATCAACAACCTGACGGCTGAGCAGTTCGCGAAGATTGAAAACTTCTTCGAAACTATGCCAAAACTGCGCCAAAAGGTAGATTACCGTTGTCCAGTTTGCCAAAAAGAGCATCACAAGGTGCTCGAGGGTCTCAACAATTTTTTTTAATGAACCTTTGTCATGAGAATGCGTTCAACCATTACAAGACGAACTTTGCATTGATGCAATATCATAAATATTCGTTACAAGAGTTGGACGACATGATTCCATTTGAGAGAGAAATCTATATCAGTTTGTTGGTCAAGCATCTAGAAGAAGAAAAACAACGATTAAAGAGTAACCAATAATGCAAGCATTGCTAGAACGTCAAACGAAAGCACTTGAGTCTATTAAAAAGGACATCGAGCAGGATAAGATCATCCAGATTGCTCAGCTTTATGAAGAGAAGCGTCTTGACGAAGAAAGCAAAGAGAACATAGAAACTCTCAAGTCTCTTGACAAAGGTATAAAACAGCTAAACGAAACTTCAGGTAACAACCTGAACAGTAATGTAATAAAGCTATTCAAAGAGATCCAAAAAGTCTCTACCCCAAAGCGTAGCCTCAACGACGAAGAAGTTAAGTCTATCACTGGCGCTGCGGTTGATCGTCGACAGTTCAATACTCTACAACCACGTGTCGACAATCTAAAAGATAGTGTGAAAGACTTCTTCACAATGCGTGGATTCCTTGATAAGACTGGAATCGTTTCACGTGGTTCTGGAGGTATCATCTCTGAGTATCTAGACAGAGGTGAAGCTAAGAAGAAGTATATTGAACAGCGTATGAAAACTAAGGGAACTACTTTCGGTTCTCGTGAAACATTCGCACGCCAGTTTGATGAGCAGCAAAAGATTCAGTACGACATCAACAAGAATGAGAAAGAAATAAAGTCTCTTCGTGAAAGTGGCGCAACTGATATTGGGCTAAAGCGTAGTGGTCTGTTAGAAAAGCGTGCTCAATTGGCAGCTAATCTAGCGAAAGTTGATCCTAGTGTACGTCCAGAAGGATTTGATCCAAAGACTGGTAAAGTTAAAGTCGCTCCTCCAGAAACTGCAACTGAGCAACAAGCTAAAGCCAAGAGTGCAGGTAAAGGTAAAGTAATTCCGTTCTCTAGTCCAACTGAAGCTGCTGGATCTTCTCTCGGAAACGAAGAAACTATGCTTGAACAGAACCGTATGGTTGCTGAACAGAGCGAGTTGCTTAAGAAGATTGAAGAAAACACTCGTGCGCTAAAAGGTGGCACTCAGGGAAGTGGTACTACTCAGAAAACTGAGGAAGAATCTGGTGGTCTTGGTCTCATGGATATGCTCGGTAGTAGTAAACTGGGTAAAATCGCCAAGACAGCTGGTCGTGGTTTATTGAGCGGAGCTAAAGCAGCAGGTAGCTTTATGTTGCGTCGTGCTGGTCCATTGGCTGCAGTTGCTGCAGTTGGCGCTGGTGCGTATGAAGGATATAAAGGTTGGACTGAAGCTAGTGATAAGCAAGAAGCTGCCAAAGAAGAGATCAAAGCTAAACTTGATGCTGGTGAAATTACGCAAGGTGAAGCGTCACAGCTAACAAAGCAAGTCAACGAAACCGCAACAGTCGAGAAAGCTGGTGCTGCTGGTAAAGGTACTGGCATGGCTATTGGTGGTGCAGCTGGCGCACTTAAGGGTGCTGCAGCTGGTGCTGCTATCGGTTCTGTTGTTCCAGTTGTTGGAACTGTCATCGGTGGTGCTATCGGCGCAACAGTCGGTGCTATTGGTGGTGGCTGGTTAGGTGGTAAAGGTGGTGAGTGGGCTGGTAAGAAACTAGGTCAAGCTAAGAACTGGCTGTTTGGTAGCAGCGATGAAGTTGCTCCTTCCAAGGGTAGCTCAGTAAGCATCCAATTCAGCGAGTCTGAATTTGCCCAGAAAGATCCAGAATCATATGGGCAGTTTGCTAAAGACAGAGAAGAACTAGCTAAAAAATACGCTGATGATAATGCCAAGAAATTTGGAAGAAAAGAGCCTTCTCCTGTAGATAAAAAAGCTGCGTACATGAAGGCGAATACTGAAACTATTGAAAAGTATCGCAAAGAAATTGAAGCATCTGGCGCAGGTAAAGTAACTGGTGGTAAGGTTGATGGTCAAAACCTATCAGGAACTGAGACTGCGAATACTGCAGCACAGGTCGCACCTGCATCAGCACCATCTACAGGTAGCGTAATCAGTAAGGCATCTGGGGATAACGAACAAGCCAAGCTAGAAGCTACACGTGGTGGCGGTGGTAATACTGTTGTCTCTGCTCCAACCATCAACAACAATACTCAAAATCAAACAAGCAGCGTGAAACTCTCTCCACGCAACAACGACAGTACCGTCAACAAGTACATGCAAAGTCGTTGGGCTTTCTAAATGCAAAAAGGGCTACCGTTTGGTAGCCCTCACTGTTTCTACTTAACGTAGATCAGTCTTCTTTTGCGATCTTCTCGAAATAAGACATCACATCATCGTCATCATCTTCCATTGCTGGCTTAGCAGCAGCCTTCGGTGTGAAAGCAGGTGCAGAACGAGCAGGTTCAGGTGCAGCCATGACAGGACGATCTTCTTCCTCAGCCATCTGCGCCGCAGACTTGCCAACGAAGGTGTCGCCAGAAAGCACTTCTTCCAACTTCTTCTTCAGTTCGTCGTAAGACTTGAAGTTCTTACGATCAGTGAATTCAGACAGCTTGTGTTGGCTATTGACAATACGAAGCAGAGTGTCTTCATCTTCTGAAATAGCAGACGGTTCCATGAAAGCGGATTCGTCGTAGTTGGCATAACCATCCTTCTTACGCATACGCAGTTTGAAGTTGGCACCTTCCCACAAGTCAAACACGTTCACAGGCTTTTCATCCTCGAAAGTAGGACGAGCCTTGTCCATGATCTTGTCAAAGATCTTCTTACC